CGTAAAAAGCCAAGGCTTTTTACGAGTAAAATAACGGACTCATTCGGTAAAGAAGGGAGTGAGTGAGATAATTACTCCACGGAGAAACCTCAAAGAATTACTTTTTTACCCGACAACCTCGCCCGACTTCTCCGTATCGTCGGAGGTGAGCGACTAAAATACTCTTTTTAGATACTTTTTAGATGTAATAAAATTTGAAACGACTTTTTTTACTTGTTAGGAGTCGCCGTGGCAACAACCATACACAACTATCCATATTATTCAATTATAACTTAGAATGGCTTCATTCAGTAAGTTCTTACAACAATATAATCCTACTGCTGGACTCAAATATAGGTTCGGCGAATGCTACTTTAACGCAGCATATAATAAATTCAACGCCTATAGACATCACAACCTTCGGTGGGTTGTAGGCTCTCTCGGTCTTGCCGACCACTTTGAATACGGAGGGAAGAACCACACAGTAGCAGACTTCCGTGCTAATCCCTTTGATTCACACGCTTGGTTAGAAGATGCCGATGGAAATGTATATGACTATATATTCCCTACATACGCCACCTACGCACAGTCTTGGGGTAAAACTCCAACATTCCAAACTGACTGGTTGATTGAAGGTATTAGTAAAGCCGACCTCGCAGAAGACGGTCTAGAATATATACCAGCACCAAAGAAAGCCTTAGCAGACCTCACTATACAGATTGATATGATGGCGAGTCATCGTGTCGGTCATAAAGTAATGCCTAAAAGTGATTGGCAGTACTACCAAAAGGCAGTAGGGCTACAAAAATAGAGTCTAGTTCGTTGATTCCGGACTAGACTCTATTTTTTGTCTATCTTTAAATGTAAAAAAATTTGAAGTGGTTTTTTTTACTTGTTAGGTGGCACGGTGAGAAAGAACTACACGCTAGTATCCATATTAAACAATTATATCTACGATGTCATTCGTTGGTGCCGAAAGTAAACCACATACTATGTCCGCTAAGGATTGGGACGAGATGATAATGAGCCGTAAGTATACTACATTCGCCAACCTCGTTGAGGAAGACGGATTTACCGTGTCCGTTATGTTGCGAGGACATATGAAAGGTAAGACTATCCGCAAGGACCAACGGGCAAGAGCCTTAGAACACGCTAAAATGGGCGTGAAGAGTAACAAACTCGTCGCTAAACTCCAAGAGAAACTAATCCGTAAGAAACTATTATCCGGTGAGATTGAGATAGCGGCGACTCTATACGATAAGTATGCGGAGAAACACGCGGGATGGCTCGGTGAATAGGGAACGGAGGGGACCCTATTTTTAATTCAATTCGCTGTCGGTAAACCAGCGGGAGAAAATGATTTTTTTGTAGGTAATAAAATTTGAAGTAGTTTTTTCTTTAAGTAGGAAGCCACCGCTCCCGACTACTAGCGACTAAATTACTATCCAATTTAAAAACAAGATGATTTGCCATTGCGTCAATTGTACTCACGACGAGAAACCCGCGACCTATTGGGTTATAGACGAAGGAATTGCTACGGCCGAGGAACTCGCCGCCGCCTTTGCCTACGATATGAGCGACCCCGATGTCGCCGAAGAACTCCTATGGACTCGCCTCTCTACCGAGTGCCTCCAATATTGGTATGAGGGCGGTGGACTCGCCGAGGGCGATGGAGCCTACGAGTCCGCCGACGAGAATATCAAATGGTGGAAGCGTCCTATTAATCCCGCGAACTAAGCGACGGTCAAAAAAAAAGTGCGTAGGCGGACTCTTTTTTTCACCACTATTACTTAGATGGAGAAGCCGACAGAGGAAGTTAAACCAGCCGAGATTAAGAAGGAGAAGAAGAAGCCCGGACGCAAGAAGAAGCCCCGAGTTCCTATCCGGATTACGACTGGGGAAGTGGTGACTCTATGCTTTGATTAGGATAAACCACCTCGTTCTTCGGCACATCATCCTTTTTAATATATTGCTTTTGAACCGAAGATGAATGTGACATCGCTGCTGCGTCATCCTTCATAGACTCTAGCGTTCCCTTATACTTATCACTTAGGTAGATATGTCGTAGCATAGACGACCCGACAGCCTTCTTGAAGATACGATTGAGTATCCTCGTGATACTATTCACAGCGTTGAGAGGCTCTCCCTTTGCTGTCACGAGGAGTTTGACGGGAGCCTTTCCTCTCTTCGCGACTCCCTTCCAGAGTGGATGGAACTCTAAGAAGGTCGCCATCGCCTCCTTGAGAGGTGGGGGAAGATAGAAGGTCAGTTGCCCGTAGGTCTTCATCGTCTTATACTTATTTAATATGAATGACTGGCTGTGTAAGTCGTAGTAGTTGTAGTCCTTCGGCATTGTTGTGCTGTCATACTTCTTGACTATATACATATCCAAGTAGTCTTGGTTGCGTCTTGGCTGGATGTCGGTGTAGAGTGAGAGGATAAAATAGTTCAATACCTTTTCGTAGTCCGATTCGGTATTGGTCTTCGTCTTCTTTGGTAAGGCCTTCTTCAAATCCTCTTTGGTTGCCTCTACGGTTTCCCAAGTCAGCCAGTTGTCCTTCTGCTTCTGCGTCTTCTCGTTCTTCTCCAATTGCTCGTTCCTCTTCTCCGACTCCTTTGACAACTTATCCTCGTAGTAAGTGTAGAGTTTCTTGTAGGTTGCCTTATCCTTAAAGATAGAGAGGACAGAGGAGATGGCGATGTAGATTCCTCTCTGCGTAGACTCCGCATAGGTTTCTATGACCTTCTCTATTGCCTCCGTATTCTTGAGGAAGGTCAAGTTCTTATACGGCTTCTTGTTGTTGAGTTGGTATAGCGTCTTCACATAAGCACTTGCTGTCGCTTCTTGTATCTTCCTCTCCTCTGTTAGTTGGCGGACCAGTTGAAGCATAAACTCCGTAGTCTGCGACATCTCTATACTATAGTAGATATGTTAATCCTTTAGATTATTACACGCGGTGCGTTTGATATTTTGATTGATTTAATTCCGGACATATATATATAAATGGCACGACGAGCAAGAGAAGCATTGGCAGACCATAGGGCTATGGAGGTGGAGCATAATCGTGAGAATCTCGTGAATCCCGTTCATAATCGTGTCACCGGAAGTGGTGCGACTCCCTCTATGGGTCTGTCGGAGTTTCGTGGTGGTCATCGCGATGGTGCGGGACACGCTACTGGAGGAGCGGGGGAAGAAGGACAGACCCTCTACGCCCATCTTGCGGGACTTCACGGCAGCGGTTATGCCGACTCCTTCTTCGCTCGTGGCGGTAATGCTAGTAAGACGGGCCAGTTTGAAGGTGAAGGTCGTATGAAAGGCAGCGGACACATAGTCGGCTCGGGACACGCGACTGGTGGAGATGGTGTATCGGGCGGTTTCATTAAATCTTATACTAAATCTAAACTTCGCTCTTTGCTTAAAAAAATCAAGAAGTCCCACCCAGAGGCAGCGGCAAAGGCAGATATGTATCTAGCAAAACTCGGTGGTGCGGGTCGTCTTAGTGGTTGCGGTTGGTGGCAAGACCTTTTACATTTTATCGCACAGTTCTTTGGGTCCTCTAGTAAGTCTTCTTCTAAACCATCTGAATCATCCGAATCATCTGACTATAAACCATATACCGGTGAAGACCAAGATGACTATGACTACCACAACCACAATCCTCCTCCCAGTCGTTCGGAATCCCCTTCTCGTGAATCCTCTGTCAAAGATATGTTGGCCGCAGTCGGCATTACGGATAAGAAGTCCTTTCGTAAATGGGCTTTAAAAAATCACCCCGACAAGGGTGGTGATGTAGCCAACTTTCAGAAGTATTCGGGGTTGGCGGGACAGATGGGCTGGTCGGGTGGTAAGCGTATGATGTCTAAAAGTGATGGCCGCCTAGGTCGTGCTCAGATTGTTAAGAAGGTTATGGCAGAGAAGGGTCTATCTATGATTGAAGCGAGTAAGTATGTAAAGGCCCACGGACTTTACAAGAAGTAGAATGTGTCGTGGTGGAGGTGGGCCTCTGCCGAAGGAAGTGTGGGAAGCAATCGCGAGAGATGAGCGACATCCTAAGGTAATCGCCGATGAATACAAAATGAGTAAGAGTAATGTCTATGCCATAAAACGGCGGTATGGACTCGTCTATCCTTATAGGCCCGAAGATAAACCCGAAGAGCGACTTCGTATTAAAACCTAATTGAAAGAATAATATATTCTTTTTAATTAGTATAATGTCAGCCTTCGGCACGAAGAAACCCGGTAGTGATGCCGAGATACAGTTAGGCTTTCCAGAAGTCTTCGCAGCCAACTATGCTGCCTCGGGAATGGATTTACGAGAGATGCCCGAGCCACACGGTATGCCTATGGTTATGCCAGTCGGGAATGACATACAAGACCAGTATCACGCACAGAAGATGCGTGACGCACACTATATGGCTGGAGCGAAGGTTCAATCCACAACTGCGATGAATCGTAGAGCCGAAGCAGCCCATTGTGGGTATTTTGGTATGCCAAAGCCTCTTCTGACACAACGACACTTCGCCAATCCTTCTAACGGGAACCAGTCGGATATCTATCCCGGTCGTAGGGACCAAGGAGGTCCCTTTAACTGTGTAAGTGCTTCGGGTGGTGGCTCTCTCCACGGCGGTGTCTTGAGAACCGCACAAGGACAGAGGTTCGGTAAGCAGAATCTTCTCAATCGTATCGGTCAGTTTGATGCTATAAAGGCAGCCAAAGAACAATTGTTGATGGGGATGCCGATTGGTGATGTAAATGGAGAACCTACACGACAGTCGGGTGATGAGTTGCTAGAAACTCCTACTGGTGAGTTGATAGACCTTGACCTCGCCATCCAAGCCATTTCAGATGCTATGGAATCTGGCATAGAGAACATCAACCGCTTCGTTCTTACTGACTTTGGTGCTGCTATTCGTATGCTCCTCCGTGTCGCTCCTACCGCTTCTAAGGCAGAGTTAGACCAGTTGAACGCTAAATTAGGAGTCATCGCAAAACAGTATGTTCCGGGCATCCGTGCGGATATTGACAATCAGAGAGAACTTCCTACACCCTCCAATAATACGGCTATGGCAGAATCTCTTTGCTTTCTTGTCACAAAGGTCTATCAGTATGTTCATCGTATGCTCGGAGCAGTCAATCGTCCTACCAAGGAACGAATTATCCTTTCTAAGGCCCTTGTGAAAGATTTAGGACTCACGAGCATCGGCAGACTTCCTAAGAACCTCACAACTAGACGGGGTCTAGAAGATGTTGAGGATGCTGCTGACGAAAGGGGTCCAAATGGTGGCCCCCCTCCCGAAGGAGGTGACGAAGATGGAAATGACGACGATGATAACGACTTCGCTCGTCGTGATAGGGAAGACCAAGAGAGGGGACGAGAATTGTTAGAACGAGATAGACAAGAGAATGAGCGAATCGCACAACGACGAGCCTTACAAGAAGAGGAAGATAGGAGATACGGCTCTAATTCTTCTTCCTCTTCTATCTCTATTAATGTCCCCCCACCTCGTAGTCTAACTGGGAAGCCTCGTAGTCTTATTGAGAATCTCTCTCCAGAAATCCAAACTATGTTCTTCAACGAAATTTCTTCTGGCCTTCCCGAAGTATTCGCTCGTAGAGCCTTATCCCTTCCAGCCCCTCAACAGAGAGGTGAAAGAGGCCGCCCTTTGGAGGAAGGAGAGGATGAAGAAGAGTTACTCACAGAGGGTTTGAGTCCTCTCTTTTCGTCAAGAGAAAGAACTAGAGGAGTATCAAGTAGTAGTGCTGCCATTCCAGTTGTTGCGGATGAAGAAGAAGAGGAGGAAGAGGAGGAAAAATCCTCTTCTGATGAAGAGGAAGAATCCTCTTCGTCAGCCAGTTCCTCTACTCCTAAGTTGGCATACTCTAGAACCGCATCCTCCGCAGTAGCAACAACTGAACGAGATAAGAAGGAGATTGCTGCTTTCGGTAAAGCCACAAAGGGTATATCTAACCGAGCCAAGATACTGTATGCGGAAGCCATTTCAAACAAGTCTATCCCCGCTACTGCTGCCTATTCTAGTGCTAGTAAGCATAATGTAGATGCTCTCGTATTAGGGCATCGTAAAGACGAAGGATACGATAAACTGGCTCTCCGTCGCCCCCCTCCTATAGTTATTGAACCACCTTCAAGTGGAACTTTGGGAGCCAGTAAAGGTCAATGGAAGAGTGGCTATGGAACTCTTGTGTTTCTTGACCCCATCGCAAAGGAGTCGTGGGAAGAAACCTATGGTGATGAGTTTGATGGAAAGCAACTTATTTCTGATTTGCGTCGCCCCTATCGCAAGTTTGTCACTAAATGGGAGGATATTAAACAAGCGGATAATCCTTCTACTTCTTCTCAACGCAGAGCAGAAAGGGAAGCAGCAGCAAAGGAAGAGGAAGAGGAAGAGGAAGAGGAAAAGCCTAAGAAGAAGGGCAAAGGACACGCATCCAGCGAACGCTCCTATGCTTCTCGTGGAGGCTATGATGCTCCTACTGTCCCCGCCAGTCACGATGCGAAAACATTCTCCGCCAAGCCACTTCCATCCGTCAAAGAAAACCAATTGGAATCTCTCCAACTCCACAAAGTTAGTCCTCAACAAGTCAAGTTTGACCGTGATGAAGTCAATACCTTTGGGAAGAAGGCGGGGGCTTACATCGGTGAGAAATTGCCCGAGAACAGCAAGAATCCTAACGCTCCCTTCGCGAGGACTCTTCGCGACCTCAAAGATAATGGAATGAAACCTCTAGCGGCCCCACCTACTCCTTCCTTCGTAAGCAACCCCGTTAGTAATCCTAACCCAGTCGCATCGGCCTCTCTGATGCCTCCTACCGCTGTCGTTCCTCCCGTGGCTGGGAAGGGTCGTAAGAGGACCATCAAATGGGTCAAAGCCTCCGAAAGAGCCTTGGAGAAATATACCGGCTTTGACCACGGAAAGGAAACGGTAGAAAACGGTATTCCGAAGAGTCGTGCTGAACTTCCGACCTCCCGTGAAGGATATGTAGCATTGGCGAATTATATGACGAAGTTGGGTCATCATATGAGAGTCAACAAAGACTCTAATATCAAGAATATCCGCCTCAATTTCATTCGTAAATTAAAACTATAATGTATTAGATAATGCCCTATCGGCTCCGTAAAGTTCCTAAGAAAGATTTGTATTGGGTTGTCGGCGAAGATGGACGACACCATTCTAAAGAGGGTCTTCCTTTGGAACGAGCCAAGAAGCAGATGGCTGCTCTCTATGTCGCTATGAGGAAAGAAGGTGGGTCTATTGACCCCACCATTAATGCTGCCTATAATACACGCAAACCGATGACCGAAGAAGCGTGGATTAAGAACCGAGCCATTTGGGACCCAGCAAATGCCACACACGACAACTACATCAGAATGTATCTTGAGCCGTTCAACCGATACAATCAGACGGCTGGGACTGTCTTCGTAAAAGGTGTGGATAAGGCGATGACTTGCCCTCCGGATGCCCTCATCATTCAAGACGGACAGCAGAAGAACTTACCGCCCGGAACAAAGTATTGTATTGAGAATCCCGATACGGGTTCTATCGTTCAAGGGACTACCAAAACAAAATCCGAGTTAGATTACTATGCGAAGGAAGAAGCCGACCGAAGAAAAGCAGCCGAAGATGCTTATTGGAAACGCCAAGGGGCTGTCAGCACTTTCTTTAATCGTGATGTCACGGGTGCTCTAACAAGTCTTGCGGACGAGTTCGTAGATAAGGTTCCCGTCGTAGGTCAGTATCTCGCTCCGGTTTATAAGGCCTTCGCACCTCCGGGTTCAGAGTTTCACACAAAAGGTTCTTTCGGCGAGAAGTTAGGCAACGCAGTTTTAGGAGAAGTTCAAGCAGTCGCAAAAGCCCAAGGACCCGCAATTCTAAATAGTATTAAACGACAAGCGGGATTCGGGCATTTACACGATTACAAAGGCAGCGGGGTAATTGATGACATCAAAAAAGGTGCGACTATAGTATATGAACGCGTTAGGGCTGTTGCGAAAGGTCCTCGTATGGATTTCCGTCCTTCTATACGCTCTCTCCTCGCTACTATTGGGGACCAGCCAATACGCCAAGTTATTGTCCGAAGGGAACCCCTCTCCACCCTCGTCAGAGCCGGAATTGACTTCCTCTCCGAAGGGGGACTCACCAAAGCAGCCAAACTCGGAGGATACGACCACTTCTTCCACCTCTCCCTTGAAGTCTTCGTAGGTCCGAATGAAGTAGGATATGTCCTTGAGAAGAACGAAGTCATTAACATCGCTCCCGCGAAACCCGTCACACCTCTTACACAGAAAATGCGTGTTGATATTTCTAATATGACTTACAATACACTCAATCCTTGGTTGGATGCTGCTAAGAAAAAGATGGGAAGCAGATTCTTCCCTTACTCCCCTCTTCAGAATAACTGTCAAGACTTTGTTCTCGGACTCATTTACTCTAACGATTTATCTACACCCGCAATTGCTAATTTTGTTAAGCAGAATATGAGTCAGTGTATTCAGACACTCCCTCCGAGTGTTCAGATGTTAATGAAAGGTGTGACCGATACTGCTGCGGTTGCGAATGTTGCCCTTGAAGGAGAAGGACACCTTAATCACCCACGAGCAGCCTTTGAGGCCCAATTCCATCGGTGGAAGGTGACACCCGCTGACTATCTAATTGAGGCCCGTAGAAAGGCTAAGAAGGCTGGATTGAAAAGTGAATGGCTCGGATTCAGTAATGATGATAAGCACAAACTACAAATTGCTATTCCGAACGGAAAGGTGGTTCGGTTTGGTAGTGTAGGGTTAGGGGACCATATTTTGTATGAGATGTCGGGAGATAAATCGGCAGACCGTCATCGGAAGTCCTACTTGGCTCGGGCGACAAAGATACACGGGGACTGGGAGAAAAATGCCTACTCACCGAATAACCTTGCGATAAAGGTGCTATGGTAAGTGCGAGGAGTATTATTTTGTAAAGCATTCTATAAATGTATTACAAAATAGAGTTTAGACTAATGAATTTAACCGTAAATCCACCACTGGTAGGAACCAGAATTTTGGTTTGCTCCTAATGAAAACCAATTACCCGCGTTCACGGGGGCTGTGTAGAATACACCATTAATTGCTGCTGCTGTGGCCACTGACGCACCCGCTGCTACACCCGCATTGGTCACACCATCGGATGCGACTACTACAAGGCCGTTAGGAATCGGGGTTGCCACACTACCACCCGGAAACGCAGTTCCGGGAAGAGGAATAGCCGAATATGTAATCACTTGTCCTCCAGTTCCAGCGACAGCAGCCACGGGACCGACATCTTGAGCATTAGCCGAACCATTAATAGTTCCGGTTGCCACCAACTGACCCTTTAATGCTCCGGGACACCAACTAGATGCTGAACTTACTGACATTCTATACTAACGAGCAACATTTTTTTTTGAATTAATTATCAGCCGATTACATCAACCGACTCGCAAGGCCTCTCATCTTTGAACCACCGGATGAACCTTCACCACGAACTGCCTTCATCACGTGTGGGGCTGCGGCGTGTGCTGCGTGAATAGCGGGAGCAGCTGCGTGATAGGCCGCCTTTGCCTTGCTGAGAATACCGGACAGACCCTTGAAGGACATACCGCCGACTACACGGTCCAACTGCTGACGAGTTCCCTCGGGGGCCACGGGAGCGGAGATGATGTCTTGCTCGGACAACACACCTTTTATTATCCTAGAACTGCCCCTTATGGATTCAAAAAATCCGCTGTTGGCTGTAATGGTATAGATGGTGGGGGTGACCGTATAAGGGGTGTTGTTCCACACTTGAAGATTGAACTGAAGGGTAAAGTTCCCAACGAGAGAAGGGGCTTGTCCGCTCTGTAGAGTAATATCTTGAGAAGGCTTGAGGACGAGGATGGTGCCGACCGTAGGAATCAACTGACCCGCTACACGAGTGACACCCGTAGCAACATCAGCACCAGCGGGAGGAGGCTGGAGAGAATACTGACTCCCGCTGCTTCGTGCGATACCGGACCATTCACCCCAATCCATCTCCAAACCGTTCTTCACGCACATAGAATACAATTCCTCGGTAGTATGCGAACTAAGTAATCCAGAGAAGTTGTCAAAGTTAAATGAAACTGGGTTAGGAGTAGAACACTGACTGTAAGGACACTGAGCGGACTGGAGAGGTAGGTAGAAATCAGCATAGTTGCTACCCGTCACCGCAGAAGAGGCCGCGTTGAGTGTTGGATTACCAGTTGCTGTGAAGACGGGTGTTGAAGCAGCCTTCACATAGATGATAAGCAAATCTGGAATCTGTGGAAGGGTTATGGTCTGTGACTGGATTTGTGTGCCGGTATTAGGAGCCAACTGGACACCAGAGGGCTGAGAAATGTAACGAGGAAATTCCATATAAGGAACTACACTTTTGGGTGGCAAAGGGATGTCTAGGGAAGGAGTCAAGAACTGGACATTCACACGAGCAAGAGTAAAAGGAGATGACGCAGCAGTTGGTGTGAAGAGGTTGATGTTGCTGAAAGACCTACCCGTGCGAGATGTGTATCTCAGAATACGAGCCACCGAGGATTGTAAGTTAAACACCAACTGAATATTGTTGATTCCGAACAGTCCAGTATCCCACTCGTGGCAATCGGCGAAGACGAGAGGGGACAGCACCACGGGTTCCGTAGTGGTGAGTTGGAGGTAGAGGCGATAAGTAGCACCACCCGCTGCCGTAGTAGCAACCACGGGGACACCTCCGATGATGGAATAGGATGCCGTAGCACCCGCTGCTGGGACAGTCACGGGAGCAAGAGCGGTACCATAGGCTGGAGAGCCTTGGCTGGTGAAGGAGAGGCCGGGGAAGGCACCCAACTGAATCTCCTCAGACTCGGTGGAGGACTGATAGGACCCGAGGGTGTTGTTGAGAGCAAGGTAGGCATCATCGTAAGTCTGATACTTATCCAACATAGTAGGGCAAGTCCTCTGAAGACGATTCTTCTTCATATCCGCTAGACGAAGAACCTCCTTCAACACATCTTGTGTGTTCATAACTGCCGTGGTATCGTTGATGGTGGCTGAGGTAGTGGAGCAGATGCCGTTAAAAGGAAAGGGGGCCACAGCCATATCCAAACCGGGGATGGCGATAGGAGTTCCCGCAACAGCACTACCCGCGGGGAGGGCCACATCCACGGAGAGGTTGATGGTGGTAGTCAAGTCTAACTTACGGTCTACGAAGACGTTCTCGGAGGGAACATATATGTTAAACGTAAGTTGACTACTCGTCGCAGCGATGGCGTTGAAGGGGGCGTTCGTCAGCGACAAGGCACCCTTCTCTACTGCGTATCGGGGGCGGTGCTGGACGATACGAGCATCAAAGACGGACATCTTCTCAATATCGGCTGACATTCTATACTCTTAGGCGACACTTTTTTTTCTAATTAATTACTGCCTCTCCTTGAATGCTCCTCCCAACCTCTTGTGCCGGAACATAATCTTGAAGGATACATTGGATAAGTTAAACATACTGATAGGGTAAAGTGTGTTGTTGAGTCGGTTGCGGTAGAAGACTTGTAGGTCTATGGAGCGAATGTCAATTGGGGACGACGCTAGGGAGGACATTCTATACTCTGCCGCCGGTGCGTAATAGACGAAGCCACAATAGTCTGCGGCTCCGTCTGTCATTGGAAGCACCACATCCGTAATGATAGGCTGGAACGCGGACTGACTCGTAGGGGCTGAAAGGGATGTGTTGGAGGTTCCCGTAATGACTGGCTGTCCCGTAGCCTCGGCACGGATAGGAATGAGGCCGGTGGTGAAAACGATGGATGCCACGGGACTCCAAAGTTGGTCTATCGTCTTGAAGTCTTGTTGGCATACATACCAGTTTCCAGTCAAGTTAGGTGTTCCCGCTGTGTAGGCTACAGTCCCGTCGGGATACTGCGGAGTGTTGTATTCAACATTGTTGGCATAGGACTGGTTGTCAAGATTCAATTGGTAGACATATCCTTCTGTTAGGGTGACTGGTGTCCCCGTGCCGAAGATGTCGTCTTTCTTCTTATTTACATAAGTAAAAGGGTAATTACCCATCAAACCCCACATATTATTATTAACATAGAGGTAAGTGTCGGGCTGTGAAACCAGTCCCGTATTAGGTCCTTGACCGGCTACTATGAAATTGAGGAGTTGTGTACCGTATCCACTCTCTTGATTCGCAGCGAGAGTAAATAGGTAGTTCGTAGGACTATAAGTCATCATAGGTGGCACCGTAACTGCGGCAACGGCTTGGTTGCCTCCGACTGCTCCGATATAATAGTTATAGTTGGTAAGACCATCTGTCTTCTGACTGGGAACTAGACTTACACCTACACCAAGAGGAGCAGAGATACTAATCGTGTAATACTGGGACACGATAGGAAAGGTAAGATTGGGCTTGTTGATTATAAACTGATAGGCTTGGTTGAGCCAATACCACAGATTGTAATTACATTGTGAGAAGGTCTGATTAATCATATTTACGACAGAGTTGTAGGAGTAAGTGGAATAGTATTTTGAGGCTGGATTGATGTCTTGAATGGGGTTCGGAATATTTGGTGTGGGTGCTACGATGGTGTTTTGAAACTCACTTATGTATTCCATATAATGAACTGGAGGTGTGACAGCAAAGGTTAGATTCGCTGTCGCGGCGTTAGAGAGGGTGAACTGCCAAGTCTGTTTGGAGCAAATGGCTGCTCCATAGTTAGTTAGATTCACATCACTCGTAGTAAAGGTGACACCATCTTGAATCTGTGTAGGACCCGCTTGAATAGATGGAATGAATAGGGGGATGGCTTTACTAGGACCATTCATAGCAAACCGAACGATAGAAAAGTGATACTTACTCGCATCCTTCACAAGAGCCGAGTCACGGGTTTCGTTGAACTGAATGAATGGATTAACATAAGCATTGTCGTTGTTATCCCAGTCATCTGTGCGGTTGTTAATGACATCCCCGTTGTAGTAGATATAATCGGGAAGACCATCATCACCGTAGCCTCCTTGCTCGTATCGTGAGTAGTTCGCTGACATTCTATACCAATAGGATAGATTATTTTCTGATTTTATCGTATGTCAAACCCGCAACAAAGTCATCCGGTGATAGGCCACTACTGTCTATGCTTTGCTTATACTTCTCCAGCGACAGAGGAGCGTAGTAGAGTCGCACAACACAATGACGACCACAAGTAGCAACATCGGAACGGTCTTTTTGAAACGGATAGGTGTTATAATAGACTGGCTTCCCACTCGCTTTCATTAGATTCGTCAAAAGTGGGCGTTCTATTTGGAGAGCCTCAAGACGGCCTTGACTCAATCCATCTTTCTGCTCCTCTGGAGCCTCACCGTAAGGGTCAAAGAATTCTATACCTCCCGCTTTGCGAATCATACAACACCAGTGTCCCATTGTCGGACTCGCATTTGGAAAGAGGATAATACACCGCCCCTTCCGGTCAAAGCATTGGTCTATAGAAGACATCCCTTCCAGTTGAGGATAGGTGATGATAGAAATATCACTTCCTAATAGTTTTCTTATATCATCATCCCCTAGAGGATACTTCTTGACTCGGTTAATGCCTCCACGCTCCATCTTAATTATCCGTTAGATTTTTCTAACGAACTTGTATAGAATGTCTGTGGTTCAACAGTGGAATGCGGCAACCCCTTATTATCCGGGTGCGACCGTGTCTTTTGAAGGCCTCTTTTACCAGTGTCTTATAGCGAATAGGAGTCAACCTCCCGCGACAGACACGACGAGTTCTTGGGCTTTGATTACACCTTCGGGTGGTGGCGGAGGAACTGGCACAACTTACACACTTACAGAGAGTGGCAATAATGTTATATTAACACCGGGAGGAGTTGGTGGAGGAACTGTCAATATCGCAACGACAACACAAGTCGCTTCTAATACGCATAATCTCACGGGTATTACCTATATTGATGGGATTCTCGCAACGAATGTGGCGGGTGATTTGGATGTCCAAGGGAACAGTATTATGAATGGTAATTTGACAGTTGGTGCTACAACACTCTTTAAGAGCATTACCTTGAACGGATACATAGGGGGTGTGTATGCTTCCGTTCAAGATGTATCTGCGAGTAGTGGATTAGCGAATCAAGTGCTTACCGCGGGTCCCTTGGGAGGACAGTTGCTTTGGGCGGATATTAGTGGAGGAGGCGGAGGAGGTTCCGTTGGCCCGACTGGACCTCAAGGACCGACTGGGTATCAAGGCTCAACTGGAAGTGTTGGAGCAACTGGAGCAGCCGGACCCACGGGTGCTATTGGCCCTACGGGAGAGGTTGGTCCTACTGGTTCTCAAGGAGCAGACGGAAACACCGGCCCTCAAGGACTTACGGGTGCGGATGGTGCGACTGGCCCTCAAGGCGAAACGGGACCGCAAGGATTGACGGGTATGGATGGTGCCACGGGACCCGATGGGGCGACGGGACCTCAAGGACCTACTGGTGCGGATGGTGCGACTGGTCCTCAAGGTGCCACGGGAGCAAATGGTGTTCCCACTTATCTCAGCGGTGTTTGTATAAACGGTGGCACTTATGTTGTTCCACCCGGATATTTTAATGTTAATTCCTATGGGACTTCTTTGATGGTGTCTTCCACACCCGCCGTGGATGCTTATATGAATTATGTTGCGACTCTCGGGGACCAGCAATGGACCTTTCTAGGACCTAATAATTTCACATCAACACTTCCCGTTCTGCCTCCTACCCTCTATGGCCCCGACCCATCTGGCAACCTTCTATGGGAGATAGCACAGAATCCCGCTAGTCCTATCTTTTTATGGGCGTTGGTAGATGGAAGTGCTTATAACTTCTTCGTGACATCTCAGAATCCTCAAGGCCCTCAAGGACCCACGGGGTCACAAGGAGCAACGGGTCCCGATGGAGCGACGGGTCCTCAAGGTGCGACGGGTCCCGATGGAGCAGTAGGACTCACGGGACCCGATGGTGCGACGGGTCCTCAAGGGGCAACTGGTTCTGTTGGAGCCACGGGTCCTCAAGGCATTACTGGGTCTGTTGGACCCACGGGGTCACAAGGAGCGACTGGTTCCGTTGGAGCCACGGGTCCTCAAGGGATTATTGGGTCTGTTGGACCCACGGGTTCTCAAGGGGCAACGGGTCCTCAAGGCCCCACGGGGTCTGTCGGAACAACCGGTTCTGTTGGAGCAACGGGGTCACAAGGGGCGACGGGTCCTATCCTCACCTTTCGTCCTTCCAACGCCATTTATATCGCCAAGAACGGAAATGACACGACTGGAAATGGGTCTATTGGAAATCCCTACCTTACTATCGGAAAAGGTCTAACTCTTTGTAATAACAACTCTATTGGAACTACAATATATGTATTGGCTGGGGTCTATACAGAAAATCTTACGCTCTCCAATCTGAATGTGACGATTCTAGGCTCTGGCTCGTTCCCGGGTCAGCAACTAAACACCACAATCGTAGGCAATCACACCTACTCTAACACAACGGGGACGAATAGTGTGTTGTTTCAAGGCATTACCCTTGCGAACCCGAATGCGGGGACATCTCTCATCAATATGAGTGGGTCGCCTTCTGCTGTTCCTACTCTTACGCTTTCCTCGTGTGTCCTAGGGGATAGTGGAGCAAATACCATTACTAACTTCGTTAGTTCTTATGGAAACGGAAAGGTCACGATTGAACGCACAACAGCATCTAATGACACATCGGGGAACATAACTGCTCCCCTCTTTGATATTAGTGGAGCAACTGCTATTATCTCCCTCTGTAATCTCAGCACGGCAAATAACTTCCCCGTGTTAAGAATATCGGGAAGCAGTAATCCTCTCACTCTCTCGTATTCACAACTCTCCTCCTCGTGGTCGTCGGGAGCAGCGGGAACGAACCTTTTGGGAGTCATCAATCTTGCTTCAACGCTAGGTTCTCTTCAAACACATTCTATTGTCAATTGTGGAATCAACTCATCCGCCCTCGCAACTTCTGCGTCTGTAGGTGGTGTTCCCGCTGTGGGTGTAAATGCGACTGGTTCATCGCTCATATTCTATAATAATGTGTGTCTGACACGCTATTGGGCGGGAGGGGCTTCTTCCGCAGATGCGGTGGCGGCTTCGGGTGTTGGTTCAACTGCTTCTACAACAACCTATTATGAAGGGAGCAATGTCAGCATTACAAACTTCGCTCACGGTGTTGTAAGTGGAGGGAACTATACAAAGTCGCAGATGCCTATCATAAACTAACGCTATACTGCGAGGGCTATTTTTTTATCCTCCTTAATTGCCTCTACCTTCTCCCCCTTCGGTGTGGTGCTTTCTATATCTAATGAGATAGACTTCTCAACTCCACAACAACTGCTGCGTATCCTCTTGTGGTTGATAGTTCCTATTACAATCCCGCCTACAGCCAAGGCAAGACTCAACCAAGATACTATAGAAGTGCTTACAGAATCGGACATCTACCCTAGTTAAAGAAATTCTACTTACTCTAATTAGAGATGCCTCCCCCTCTGATTCATCACACGCTGTGTATATCTTACGGATACATCTTAACATTACCCAATGGTCCTTATAGGAATGATTTGTTGGCAGTCGTCCGTCATCATTGCCGCCTACACATCAACGAATGGATAGACTGGGTGGAACAACTTCCTTCGGGACATAATGTAAAGGAAGATTGGACTCACTACAACCTTCAACAAATCAACGGATAGTTCGCTCCCTCCCCCCGATACATCACTACTCTCTCGCAGTCGGAGGGCTTAAAGAACTCTCGGGCGACTCGTTCAACTGTCGCGGGTTCGTAGTGCTTACAACTGAAGCAATCTATGAAGGCTGCGTCAAGGTCTTCGCTGAAGTGGGCTGCTATGTTGCTTGTGGTGAGAAGGGTTATGAGTGTGAATCCCTTCTTATCATCTTCTCCGAAATGAATGATTTGAGCGGGACCGTATTGTTTCATATCTATGGCCTTCACTAACGCATTAGAGAAGGCGAGGATACGCTGGGGACTACGGATAGAGTAGGGACAGCACTTGCGAAGGTTGAGGGCGGTATGGATTCCCCAATGTAGCATCTACGGACTTTTTAGAAAAAAGTCCCCAAAAAATTACAGCAGTATAAGAGTCTGTGGGTCGGCCCGAATCGCATTCATTAGGAACTCATAGGTTTCGTCATCGGCTGTTTCATTCCCGAATATCTTCCGGTAGTCCCTTCGGATAGCAGAAAGAATGTCTAGTGTCCGGCTGGGGGGCAGATAGGTGTTGAGGAGTGCTAGGAAGTCATCCGACTTGAGTTGCGGAGGCAGACAGTTTGTCCGGACGAGGTTGTCAATCCATTGCTCACACCATTGGGCTACGATAGTGTCCGTCCTCTCAGCAGCGAGGATACGCTTCGCACCTCCTTTGCTGATGTGCTTCTCCTTCTTGACTTCCTCTCCGAATGGGTCTTCCTCCTTCTTCTTCTTATCCTTCTTCAATTGTGGGGCAGCGTCCATCTACTGCGATTGAATATAAGAATTGGTTTCTGTATACGCAATAGAATGGAAGATAAGACTGTCCTTGCTACTAAATCTCTTGAGTTCCTCATCAACTCCTTCCCAGCCGACGATGAAATCCATAAGGAAATGCGGGACTCCTTCGTTGCGAGTGTGGGACATCTGAAGACTCTGTCAGAGGTGCTAAAGAACGAAGAGAAGAAGGCCTTTGACGGTGCGAAGGAGAAGAATGTTGTGATTGATAATATAGACCCCGAGTTATGCCCTTGTAAGAGCAAGGAATGTGTAGAAGCCTACGAGGTGGAGTTGTCTTTAGTAAAGAAAAAGCAGATTGTAAAGGAGGCCCTTATAGCCAAGAAGCAGTTGGAGGATTCTTTGAGCGAGTTAGACTCTCAGTTGGCAGTCTTACAGCCTTTGGTGGAGGCAGAGAGTAAGGAAGACTAATTAATACCGAGGATTTGCCATTGGTTGAATCCTTGATTGTTGATACATAGACGAGAATCGTATTGCTCTACATATCCAGCAAAGATGAGTTGTGTTGTGTTGCTGTCATAATGGATTCCATATCTCATTAGAATGGTTACATTCGCAGATACATTATATCCTCCTCCCGGATTTGACTGGGGTGCTGATATGAATACGGCCGTCGTAGGTGGCGAATAGGCTACATCGGCACATCTAAATGACGCCTTACAGTATTCGTTGATAGAGCCGGTATTATCCGTGTAGTAGTTAAGGTTGGCTGAGAATATGATTCCCGAGAAGGACTGACAGAGGTAATTGACTGGCACACTAGGTCCCGCAATCGTCGCAAGTGTTGTGAAGGATACTGTCCCACCTCTTACGGATACATTCCCGTCTAAATATCCCGTGTAGAACTTGTTGGGTTGTTGTAGGGCCGCATAGACACTCCAGTTCCCGTTCCCATTATTCACTACGTCTGTAGAATTATTAATTCCGACGACGGATACTATACCCGTGTTAGAAATCACACCCGTGCTACTAATATCTATACCAACCCCCGCGGTGTAGGCAGAGGCGGTATTGGTAATCTGCCAAGTCCCTCCCCCCTCATCCATAACCCCTATACCACTACCAGCGACAAGACTTACCACACCCGTGTTTTGTAGTATAACATTTGTTGCTGTGCCATTATTTTGAAGACCCGGTGAGATAACAGTCACGCTATTGACTGCTCCCCCACCACCTCCCCCACCCCCTTGATTCTGCCAAAAAGACGGATAGAGGTCGGGTCGTTGGGCTCTATTGTTTTGAAGGCATAAATAGGTAGCAGCAGAATACAATACCGTTTGACCTACATAATAGGGTGTTGTACTGTTCCAAGTTCCAGCACTCATTCTACTAAGATAGGATTAAAAAATGGCTTGTAAAGAATAGTTGTTCGCATTACCATTGTAATTCCAAGAGAGTAATTCAATACCAACTTGAAGCACGGCATATCCTTCAATCGTGAATCCGGTATCTACACCGGATTGATAATGAACACCGGGCTTCAAGAAAAGGGTATTCGTAAAGAAAACAACAGCGGGTGCTACCGATGATTGATAGGGACTTCCTAGTCCTAAGAATCCTTGAGCGATAGAGTAGTTTAACTGGCTGTTGTTGCCACGAACACGAATCGTATAGGGTATTCCATTATAAGATTGATAGAGGAGGCCCATACTAATCGTTAGGATGATTCCAGCAGATTTCTGAAGGAGTGTCGTATTCCCTATAGGGTTTGACCCTATTAGACTCTGATATGTGCTATCAACTGCTGAAACCAACGCGTAGTTGCTGACCGATACATAAGTAGTTGAATTAGACGGAAAGGGTGATGCGTAGACGAAACCGGCTTGTTGTGGAGATGTCAAGGTTGACAGAACAAAGTCCTCTGTGTTCGTGAAAGACAGAACACCCGTATTGCTTAGTATTTGGTCGCTTATATCTATGCCTACTCCAGCTGTAATGGCCGTTCCCGTATTGTTGATTGTATAGTTATTACTCGCATCGTGGGACACACTTATCCCCGTTCCAGCAGAGATATCAATCACTCCTACATTTTGAACTGTCACATCCGTCCCTCCCGATACACTAATACCAATACCTCCCGCAATACCACTGACACCTCCCGCAGTTGAACCAAGACCCACGATTCCCCAGTAGAGAGAGCCACGAGCCGGTTGTTCGTTAGTATTTGTTTGAATGGCTCTCCATAGGTATCCACTATAAGACACCACGGAATCCACCGGATATGTGGTTGCGGAGTTCCAAACTGGATTAGACATCTAGTAGTCCATAGAAATTAGTCGGACTGGTGTAAGAGTTCGGCGTTCTTCTGCGACACCATATACTGCGGATATCCCTTGCTATACATTAACCAACGACTGCCGAACTTCCTCTGTCGCTTTAAGTCCTCCTCCTCCACTCCCACATAGTTCTTTAAGAGATATTTGAGAGCGTGGTAGGATGTTGATAGAGGATACACTACAATATGCGTGGCCTCATTTAAAATGAGTCGTGTCGCCTTATAATTCGTCAAGTAGTGTGAAAGACACGCCATTGTGACATTCACGTGTCTGCCTTGAATCGCCAAGTCATCTATAATCTTTGTCACGACCTTCCCAGCGTTCCCCGTCAGCGTATCATAGTCATCAAAGATGATGAAGGAGTCCTTGAACTCATCTAGGGACGGATAGTCATCCACGAAGGACTGGATATTGACACGCTTTAAGAACTTCAGAGCGTCAAGGGTGTCATCCTTCTCTAACTTACTCACGAGATAGACTCCTCTGTCCGGATAGAGTTTGTGATAGTTGTTGGCGAGTCCCTTGGCGATGTAGGACTTGCCGCTGCCGCTCTGCCCCGCCACATACCACACTTCTCTCTTATCCTTCTTACACGACGGCAGCAGTTCAAACATCCCCTCATCATCTAACACGATGCTCTTATCCATCGCAAGGTCCCGCCGTATCCTCTCATACAACTCCCTATGGCTGGAAGGGAGGTGTTCCTCTGTCAGTCCCTTCTCAAGGGCCTCGTGTATCTCGTTGAAGATGCGGGTCTTCTCGCTGGGCTTCTTGCCCTCTAAGAACTTCGTGTATCTTGCTCGGACGAAGTCCGTCTTAGGCTTAGGAGGCTTCCCACCGGAGTCCTCGTGAAGGTATAAAATCTTCCCATCATCTGCTCCCCCTTTAACAATAGCGATTGGCTTGGCCTCCTTAGAAGGCTCAAAAGACAGTTGGGGCATCTAAAATGATGGGAGGATTTTAAAAAACTGGAAAATTGGAGTTGCCGTATTTGGTGTGGGAACTGATTTAAGGGGTGTGTAATTATCTCAGATTCTGACTTCTCTACGCCAATTCATATGAGCGTTTGTAGAACTTGTTGTATCTTAACAGACATTCTTCCCCGATTGCTATATCTTTCTTACACCACAGAGCGAACTTTTTTAACTCAACATTAGGTTCCAGTCCCTCGTTTATGTAGCCGATGAAATTGCGAGGTTCCTTTGCGACGATTACGACCGAAGTGGGGAGGTTTTGGTGGGTATAATAGGTGTAGGAGATGTCACGGCCGTATCTCTGACGGAACTCCGCCTTCGGCATACGAATACCAGTATAATCTCCTATCTTCTCTCCTTTACTCCATAAGCGTGTGGCTTTCAGTCCCCATCCACTTGGGTCTACGCATTCACGACTGTATTCAAGGCCCTCTGGGAGGTGGGGGAACATTCTAATAGAAGGGACGGGTAGAAGTGGAGGTCTATCCCCACCCACTTCCTATCCAGTCGTTTTGATATAACTCCCGAGAGTCCTTTGTAGCAAGTTGGGTCTAACACCGTGTCCCCCGCTTTGGTATAAGATTTTAAAATCAATTCAATCAACTCATCCGGACGAGTGGCATAGCCTCGGACAGACCTCTTGAAGTCAAGGAAGTGCGTTTGATAATGACCCCGAACTGTCTGCTCTTTCTGCTCATAGGTCTTGCCGTAATAACTGCTGTTGCCGTGGCTCGTAAAGGTCCTCTCTGTATCCCCTATCCTCTGAGGGTAATAGACGGCCTTCTTCCCCTTCCATACCAATATCTCCTCTGTATTCCGTAGGGGTTGTATCTTGGCGATAAAGGGACAACTAACACCCTCCTTCTTCCAATACCAAGTATAAGACGGGGGTCGGGGGGCTTCCTTGATAAGCGTATAATTGAAGGGGACAGAGCAGTGTATAACTATGTTTCCATCCGGCTTGAGAACTCGGCTGAACTCTGCGAACAAAGAACTCCAGTCAAGTTTCTCATCCCAGTAGTTCTGTGTGGTTGCGAAGGGTGGGTCAAAATAAATGAGTTGGACTGAACTGTCCGGAAGAGTCTTGAGCCAGACGAGGTTGTCCCCTTTGTAGAAAGTTGTCATCTGCTCCGCCAGAGATTTTAATTCACTTACTTTCTCGCTGAGGTTTCTCGCTGCGACTGAAGAAGTTGAGTGAAGAAGTTGAGTGAAGAAGTTGAGTGAAGAAGTTGAGTG